CAGCCCCGAGCCGGCGGGGGTTGCGGGGACGCTCGGTTAGCTCTGCCCGTTGGCACCGTCATCGGCCGGCGTGTTGCCAGCGCTGCTGTCGGTACCGGCCTCCGGCGTGGGGCCGGTACCGATGTCGCCGTTGCCGTCTGCTGCGATGTTCTGCGGGGCGTCAGCGATGCCTGCGGGTGGAGCGTGTTTCTTCAGGAGGCGAGTTGCGCGCTCCAGGTCTTTCTTCCCACCGCACGCCGTGTCCAGCTCCAGAGCGCGGTTGAGGTTGGCCACGCACTTGACCAGCTGGTCGAAGGGCGGCGGGTTGTCTTCGACGTCGTCGGCACGGATCACGCTGCGGCCGGCGGCCAGGTAGAGCTTGGAGCGGACCTGGTCGGGCATGTCCTGTTCGGCGGTCAGCGCGGTGGTGGCATCGAGCACCGCCGCATCGAAGTCGGCACCTGCAACCTGGGCGCGAAGGGCAGCATCGGCCACTTCCTCGGCGATCAGGCAGCCGGTGGTGCGGGCGAAGCGGTCAGGCATAGCCAGGTTGTGGCGCAGGGCGTAGGCGGCGAGCGGCAACGCACCTACGAAGTCGCCGGCATCGATGTGCCAGAGCATCAGGGTGGCAACCACCTCATCGTCGCCGCCGGCATTGGCCTGCAGCACGCCCTGCAGGTAGGGGGCGTAGTCGTCCAGGATCTCGGCCTTGAACTTGCCCTTGGCCTCGCCCGACTGGATCTGCTTGAGGCGCAGGCGATGGTCCTGCAGCTTCATCATGTGCAGCTCGAATTCGGACGCGTTGTCCACCGGCGCCGAACCATGGCGCCGGGCTGATTCCTCAGCCGCGCGAACGCGGCTGAGGTGCTGCTTGGCGGGACTGGCGGCCATCGGATCAGGCTTCCTTGATTTCGATGTTTTCGACGACGCAGCCGAAGCCGTAGTCCTCGACCACGTAGGCGTCGTTGGACGACTCGTAGTTCTCGATCCGGTTCTTCTTCGGGTTCTCCACGACGTGGCGGCGGCGGCCGCCCTCCTGCCAGTAGATCGACAGGTTCTCCAGCGAGGTGACCAGCAGGGTGCCATCCGGGATGTACGGCACCTCCGCAACCTGCAGGCCGCCCAGGCGTCGCTGGGACAGGATGACGTCGGTGGCCAGCTTCTCGGTGGAGGGCTGGTCGGCGTTGACCAGCGGGAAGTACTTGTCGTGCAGCAGGCCACGGCCGACCACCGCGACCAGCCCCGGATCCTTGCGGTGCCACGGATCGATCAGGTTGCTGACCGCGTCGAAGACCAAGGCGTCCAGGTTCTTGTAGTCACCATCGGCGCCGACCACCACCTTGCCCGAGGCAGCCTTCACTTCATCCAACACGCGGGCCGGGGCATTGGTGCGGTACTGCTGCAGCCAGCCGATGTTGACGTCTTCCAGATTCGGGTGAGCGGTGCGGTCGGTGGTTGCCGCCGCGCTGGTGCCATGGAAACCGATCATCAGGCGGTCGAGTGCCTGGCGCTTGACGATGGCGTCGCGCAGCTTCGCCTGGAAGTCGGGGAACTTCGCCCAGGCATCCAGCAGCGCGTAGCGGATCGCGGTGTCGAAGTCGGTCTGCTTGCACTCGTAGGTCTGGCTGTCCAGACCGGAGACGTCACGCGGGGAGCGCTCACCGTTGCCGGTGGTGTCGGTGCGGCCGGCGATGGTGCTGGAAACACCGATGCCAACCTTCTGACCCTTCAGTTCGTTGACGCCGATGATGTTGATCCGGCTGAGGAAGTCGCTGGACTCCTGCATCCGGGTTTCCAGCTTCTGCTGGATGGTCGGGTCGACGCTGAACACCTGGCCGGCGTCGGCGACGCCATTGAGGGAAGCGATCTGGCTCAGGAACGCCGTGTACAGCAGGCGGGTTTGATTACGCATGGGAGGTCTCCGGAAAGCGGGGATTGGGCGGTGGGCTGCGGCGCGGGTTCGCGTCAGCAGTCGGTCAGGGCGGTCTGGCCGGTTTGGCCGTTCTGGCCGTTCACGACGGGGCGGAAGGCCTGCGTGGTCGAAGCGGTGCTGGACAGCTTCGTCTCCAGCGCACTGAACTCCGCACGGCTTTCGTCCAGGTCCTTGCGCAGCGCGGCGAACTGCGCGCCTTGGTCTTTGATGCTTTCGGCGATGCCGGTCAGCAGATCGGCAAGGCCAGCGAACGCCTGCGCATCAGGTGAGCCTTCCGGGGCCGGCGGGGTCACCGGTGCCGGAGGCGGGTTCGCCTTGCCGGTGAAGCGATCCAGCAGGCCGGCGATGCCGGAGAGCAGCTTGCCGGTGGCGTCGGCGCCGTCAGCGCTGACCTCTTCCAGCTCGATGCTGGATTCGCACGACGCGGTGAACACGTTCTCCGCGTTGAGCTTGCGATCATCGAACAGCTTGGCCTCGGGGTGCTTGGCCGCGAAGGACAGTTTTTCGGTGCCCAGGCTGGCCGGGCTGTCGGTGACGGCAAGGCCGACCAGGTAGGCGCCGCCGGTCTTGGCGAAGTTGGGCGACACCTCGATGCTGGTGTAGATCTTCTGCTTGTCGTTGTTGACCATGCTCACCAGGGCATCGGTCGGTTCCAGCTGGGCGAACAGCGCCAGCTTCTTCTTGCCGTCGATGTCGACCTCTTCGGCCTTCACCGCCACCACATCGCCGTAGGCCTTGAACGGGCTGTCCGGCAGGATGCCGCGAATGTGTTCCAGGTTGATGCGGGCGCCATACAGCGACGGGTTGTAACTGCCGGCCATCTGCTGGATCCAGCCACGCTCGATCACACGGCCATCGGTGGTGTCGCCTTCCACGGCGACGCGGAAGAACTTGCTGCGGTACTTCTTCTTGGGATCCGACATGGTGTCCTCTGCTGATTTTGGCCGTGTGCGCGGATCGCGCTTCAACAGGTCCATGGTCGGCAGAGCGACAAACAGCAGCAACGCAACCGAGTTGTAAAACTCAGCGCTACGTCATTGATTTCTGTATGAATCGGTCGTCGGACGCGACCCTAGTGCGGTGAACGACGTCGCCGCCCAACTCCAAACCGACAGCCGCAGACAGGCCAAGTTCCTGTACTGGATGGGCTGGCGTGTCACCGAGATCGCAGAGGCGATTGGCGAGAAAGAGAAAACCATACACAGCTGGAAGGCGCGTGACGAGTGGGACCGCGCTGACAACGTCGAGCGCATCGGCGGCGCGCTTGAACAGCGCCTAGTGCAGCTGATCCTCAAAGATGGCAAGACCGGCGGCGACTTCAAGGAAATCGACCTCCTGCACCGCCAGCTGGAACGACAGGCGCGGATCCAGCGCTACCAGGGCGGCGGCACAGAAACCGATCTGAATCCGGCCGTGGCCAACCGCAATGCCGGCCCGAAGAAGAAGGAACGCCGGAACGAGTTCAGTGAGGCAGAGGTCGAGCAGCTGACCACCGCGTTTGTCGATGGGTGCTTTGATTACCAGCTGGACTGGTACCAGGCCAGCAACCTGCGCACCCGCGCGATCCTCAAGTCGCGCCAGATCGGCGCCACCTACTACTTCGCCCGCGAGGCGCTGATCGATGCGATCAAGACGGGCCGCAACCAGATCTTCCTGAGCGCATCCAAGGCGCAGGCGTTCCTGTTCCGTGGGTACATGCAGTCATTCGTGCGCGAGACGCTGGACAAGGATCTCAAGGGTGGCGACAGCATCGTGCTGGCAAACGGTGCCGAGCTGTTCTTCCTGGGTACCAACGCCCGAACCGCGCAGGGCTATCACGGCAACTTCTACTTCGATGAGTTCTTCTGGACGCACGGGTTCGATGAGCTGAACAAGGTGGCCAGCGGCATGGCCATGCACAAGAAGTGGCGCAAGACCTACTTCAGCACGCCATCCACCATGGCCCACCAGGCGTACAGCTTCTGGACTGGCGAGCGCCGCAACCGGGGCAAACCAGCCGACAAGCGCATCAAGATCGACACCTCGCACGATGCGTTGGCGGGCGGCCACCTTGGCCAGGACAAGCTGTGGCGGCAGATCGTCACCATCCTCGACGCCCAGCGGCGCGGCTGCGATCTGTTCGACATCGATGAGCTGCGCGAGGAATACAGCGCGGACGCCTTCGAGAACCTGCTGATGTGCGGGTTCGTGGATGACAGCGCCAGTGTGTTCCCCCTGAGCCTGCTGCAGACATGCGGCGTCGACAGCTATGTCGATTGGGCAGGCGACTACCGTCCCTTCGCTCAGCGCCCCTATGGCGACCGCCCGGTGTGGGTGGGTTACGACCCGGCAGAGACGGGCGACAGCGCCGGCTTGGTAGTGGTGGCGCCGCCCAGCGAGCAGGGCGGCAAGTTCCGCGTGCTGGAACGCTTCCAGCTCAAGGGCAACGACTTCGCCGCGCAGGCCGAGATCATCCGCAAGATCACCCAGCGCTACTGGGTCACCTACATCGGCATCGACACGACAGGCATGGGCACAGGCGTGGCCCAGATCGTGAAGACCTTCTTCCCCAGCCTGGTCACTTTCAACTACTCGCCCGAGGTAAAGGCCAGGCTGGTGTTGAAGGCTTACGACGTGATCAGCAATGGGCGCCTGGAATACGACGCCGGCATGCTCGATCTGAC